GCGCGTCTTTTAATCCGTATTGCGCGCGGATTTCCTGTTCAATTTGCTTAGCAGCGGCAGAGCTGGCGTTAATGCCTAAACGTGAGAGTTCAGCATAAAGTGCTTTCTGGATATTGAGTTCTTTGAGCGCTTTTTCACCCTTATTAGTGGCCTCAATTTCTTTGCGCAGCCACTCGCTATCTTCTTTAATCTTGCTGAGTGCCTGAGCAACTTCTAGCGCTTTATTCTTCGCCGCAAGCTCACGTGTGGTCTCTGCAATCTGCTGGCCTAATTTTGACTCTAGCGTAATGCCTAGCTGGTCTAGTTTCGCTTGAATATCCCGTTGTACGTTGAATTCAGCTAGGGCAGCGGAGCCTTGTTGAGTGGCGGTAATTTGTTTATCTAACCAGTCGACATCCTTCAGTGTTTCTTGTATATCCTGCTCAGCTTTGAGTGCGTTGGTTTTCGCTTCAATCGCAAGTTTTGCGGCGAGGTACTGCTGACCTAATGTTGATTCAATTCCAATGCCTTTTTCTTTCAGCGCAGCAATTGCCTCTAATCGGGTTTGCTCGGCTTCCATCGCCGCAACACCACCTGATTTTAGGGCGATCATTTGCGAATCAATGCCCGCTAGCTCGGTGTTGAGTTTCGCTAAATCTTGCACCACATCCCGTTGATTTTTATACGATTCGGTTAATGCTTCGTTGTGCGCTTGTGCGGTAGCGGCTGCTTTGCTGTAGCCATCTTCATGCGAGAGTGTTAAAACCCGTAGTGCTTCATCATTTGCGTAGATAGCATCCTTGGCAATCTGCATCGCTGACTCAGACTTCTTGACTGCCTCACCTGCCTTTTCAATCGCTTTGGCGACGTCTTCGCGCTTCTTGATCTCGGTTTCGAGCGCTTTGTTGGCATTTTCCATCTGCACCAGTTCAGCGGCTTTAGCATCGCTGAGGATTTTTACACCGTCGTGCATGGTTTGGTATTGCAGTTCTAATGCACGGGCTGCATCAGCACCCTGATTAAGCTTAAGGGTTAAAACGTCGTGCTTTTGATTTTCCTTCGCGAAAAGATCAAGAATCTTTTCATGCGCCTTTGCCAGTGCTTCAACGGCCTTGGCTGCTTCATCATGTGCCTTTTTAGCTGCCTCTGTTGCCGCCTTGCCTGCTTTTTCAGCGCCTTCTTTGTCCTTGGCAGTTGCCGTGTATTTTTTATTTGAGCCAGTAGCGCGGTCTAAAGCCGATACGTTTCCATAAAGATCATCATTGTATTTACGTACCAACTTATCAGCATCACGCGATGCTTCTTTTTGTTGAATATAGGATTTAGCATAATCAATCGATGCGGCGGCAGCCATTTTAGCGCCACCGGCTGCGGCTTTGTGCGCATTGGCGGTAGCCAGGCTGTCGGCAGCTACTGCTTTAAAACTCGCGGACTGTGCAGCAAAAGACTTACCCACAACATCGCCTGATGCCCTAGCTGCATCAGCCATTGCCTTAATATTTCCCTCAGCGCCACTAATGGCAGCCCCAAAGCTTTCTAGCCCAGGTATTTTCGAGAAGAAGCTCCCCAAACTCGATAGGCCGCTAACCATGTTAGCAAAACGATCTAGTATAAAGGCGACTGCCTTCCCCGCCATAGACGCCATGCCGCCAAACACGCCACCCGCAATATCTAAGATAGCCGCTAATGCTATGGCACTCGTAGCCTTGACCATATAAAAAGCTGCGGCCGTACCATGTCCGAACATCTCCCCGTAAGCATGCGCTGCCGTAAATGCAGCATTTGCAGCAGCAGGTAAATAGGTCAGTACCTGTCGAGCTATGTCATAAATATATAGAAATACATTAGCAATACCGTCTAGGCGCGTAGCATCTGCTAGCATACCTGACGCGCTTTCGGACCATGCATCAGTTAATAGCCCAATATCGGAACGCAGCGCCCTAGTTAGCTCTATCGCATTATCCAAGCCAGATATAGCGTTATCGCCAAATGCGATAAGCATCTCAGATCCCATCAGCCCCAGCTCCTGCGACACACCTGAAGCTGCGGTCTTCATCTCGCTAAGGACAGCATTGGCCTTGTTTAAAATCTGCTCTTCGGCAGGTGTAATTATTACTCCACGCCGATTTGCAGCATCTTCAATTTCGCGCAAGGCTTTCGCGTTATCCTTGAGCAGCGGGAGCAGTGCAGAGCCTTCGTCTGCTAGAGCCTCCATTAAAAATATTTTATCGTGCTGACTGATGTTTTTAACTTCATCCATAGCTTTGGCAATTTTTAGCAAGGCTTGGTCGGGTTGCATGTTAATGAGGTCATTAATATTAAGCTTTAGCCGCTCAATAACATCCTTGGCCTCTCCGCCTCCAGTGGTTGCCAAGTCGCCAAGTTTGTCGGATACATCTTTGAAAATATCCCGCATCTTTTCGGAAGAAAGCCCAACCTTATCTGCCGCAATGCCCCACACCTGTAAAACTTGAGAGCTAATTCCTAATTGCCTCTCAGCGTTTTCTAACTCTCTATTTAATGCCAACAGCTCGCTTGTTGCTTTGGCTGTAGCTATTGCAATCGCAGTAATTCCGGCTATAGCCAAGCCAATGCCACTAGCCAATGATCGCCCAATACCCTCGCCTTGCTGCATCACTTCATTATGCGCACGCCTTCCGGCGCTGGCGGACTCTTCTGCGCGAGAGGCTACGTGATTAGCATCTGTCAATTGTTCTAGGGCGCTGGTTGTGCCTCTGGCTGCTTTTTCAAGCAGCTTATAATGCTGCTCCATTAACTCAGAAGCTCGGCTATTGCTAGCGGCTGAAGTGGTGTAGTTCTGGAGGCGCTCGGCTAGATTATTGATCTCGCGCTTAATCATGGATAGTGCACTGGTAAAGCGCCGACTCGACGATTCGCCTGTATTCCCCATGCCGTCAGCGGTTTTTGATGTGCGCTCTAGCTCCTCACGAACCTCTTTAAGGTCGCGAGTGTCGGCTGATACAGTGATGCGGATAGGGTACGTTTGGCTCATTAGTTGGTCTTATTCAGAATGTTGAGCGTTTCTACTTCCATGATCTGGAGCTTGACGAATAACTCGGGGTCGCTGCTTTGCTTAAATTGCGGCGTGCGATTTATCACGACATCAACCCCTTGATAGTTTAGCCCTCGCCAATCGGTGATTATTTCGCCACCCATCGGCGGTATCAGTAGCTTTTTGAGCCACTGGGTTTGGCACGCGAGATACAAACAAACCGCATCCCAATTTTCAGCCAGCAACTCAAACACATCTAAGGTCGGAGCTGCTTCGGGTTCGTCCGGCTCATCTTTCATCAAGATAAGCCCCGCTTCCTTTAATAGCTCCGCATCTTCTTCCCAGTCGCTGCGCTGGCTTTTTCCGGCTGTGCCGTGATACCAGCGGGCGAAGGCTTTTACTTCTTCATGTTGTCGTTTTTTCCCGACATCTCACGAAAATAGGCAGTCACTAACGCCGTGGACACAGCGGGGTCATTAGCCATAGCCTCGATTTGATCAGGCATTGGGTTGCCACGCTCATCCTCCATCAGTACATCAGCACTCACTACCGCTGCACGCACAAAAGCCCCATCTCGCTCATCGTCGATAATGCGTTTAGCCTCATCCATTGGCAGCATGCGATAAGTCGCATCGAATACATGATTAATCGGCTTATTGTCAGCTCCACGCCCTAAGTACAAATGCACTTTTGTATTGAAAGTGCGACCAGAGCGGACGCGAACAGCTTTACCGCTACCTACTTGAACAACAGGGGCTTGTGCATAATCTTGATAAGAATCAGACATTTTTTAATCTCTTTTTAACCAAACATTTAAAAAGCCCCGACAACACTCGGAGCGCGATTTATTTAACGGAAGATGAAAGCAATCTCGAACTGATTAGCGACCGCAGTAGGCATCAGATTTAAGTCACAGGAATTGCTACGGCGTGAATTTTGATCACCATATTTCGGATTCAATAGCTGTACGTTATGCGCGACGCACTCGACGATATTACCCGCCGTTGTGCCGTGCGTGATATTAAGAATCCCTGTGTCATTGGCGCGAACAGCACTGAACCAATCCTTGTCATTGATCTGCGATGCAGCGAACTCGATTTGACCACTCGTCACACGATCGGTGATTTCTACGGACTGCTGTCCCGGTACATCAATAAGCTCAGGGTTGGTAGCAATGTCGATTGACGCGCTATAAAGCGCTGTCGTGATATCGTGTAGTTCCCACGTTGTATTAGCTTTGTTGATTTCAAGCGGCATGGGGGCTGCTGAGCAAGCTGTGGCTGGATTGGCTTCATAGACCGGATCAACATATAAGCCAACTAACTCCACTTTAAAAATCGGGAAGTCGTTGGCCTTCCATTCCGCTGATAGCTTGCCTTTGGCTCCAGCGATGGCGTGCTTATTGCCGTCGATAAAGACCACAATCGAACCAGATTCAAAGCCCGAATCGACTGGTGTATACGTTGATTTAACTAAAGCCGCATCAATCGTTTCGGAAAAGCCGCACATGCGGAGAATATTGCCGATATTCGGGACTTTCCCTGGCGGAGTTGGCCCACGCATCACAGCCTCAAACGTCAGCTTTACGTTTTGAGCGCCCAGGCTTTTCATGCGCGAACCAAGGCGGGCACACACTTCGTTTAGCTCAATCGTGTTATGTGATAGAGGTTCAAGCGACACATTCCGCACTTGCAGAAAGTTAGTAGCGGTCGGCATGACAAAAACACCGGCAGTGGGTTGCATCACTGCCAGAATCGCCGTTTTTTTAGCGCTTAAAACCTTAGTTAGAGTTGTCGGCATTGCTTACGCCCTCGTTGTTTGTTGCTGTTTCTGTCGCCGGGTGAGGCGCTTGTTTTGTTTTAGCGGGCTTTTTTTCCGCCGTGCTATCCGTTTGCGCTTCTGCTGCTTCTAGCTCATCATCAATCGGCTCTAATGCAGTACCGACGATGCGGAATCGTTTGTTTTGCTCAGACATTAATAAACTCCCCATCGTAGGGTTGTAAGTTGTAAGGTGGCGCTATGGCACAGCACACCAGCGAATTTGACCGGCTGCGAAGCTAAAAGCACTACACCACCTGTTTGACCGTTAGCCGATAGATCAAATGTCTCGGAACTATCCAAGGCCTCGCCACGCTCAAACGCATCAATGATTGAATCAATCCAATCATCAAATGTGAGGGCGCTTTCGCTGCCATCACTCCACGACTGATAGAGTGACAACTGCCAGCGGTCTAGGTAAGGCGCACACGTACCGCGCTCATCTTCTGAGCCGCTCACGCGCTGAATAAACCCGCCTTTGATTTCGCCGCTGTGGACGTAGAGCGCTTTAAAATCCTCGACGCGATCAGCAAATCGCTCGAACTCGTACACCTTCGACGTTAAGCCAAGCTGCTTAATACGCTCGACAATTGCAGTACGGACTAAGCGATGTGAAACACGGTTAGTCATAACGCATCGACTCGTTGCAAGATGCGCGAGACCGTCGCGTCACCAATTCGCTCGAGCATTGGTTCAGATGCCTCAAAGCCTTTCTTAAACATCCACTGCCCCTTAGTGCCATGCTTAGCAATGCTTTTAGCCACTGCCCAAGCACTTAAACCTTTCGATTCTGCCCATTCGCGCAACGATTCGACCGGCGGCATGTGCGGACGTGAACCAATTTCGACCGGCTCGACATAACTGAGTGGCGAGCTAATCACGCCCACCACTTCGCCCGCCGAGGGGTAAATCTGGTAACGAATTGACGCTTGCAGACCTTCACCACCGCCACGGCTAGCACCGACTGGAGTAAATTCCTTGACGTTGCGCGTGACAACAATCGAGGCCTCCAGCGCACCGCGCTCTATTTCCTCGTCGAAAATATGTGGCATTTGCTCAAGTGCCTGCTCAAGCTTATGGAGTTCGTGGAGTGCTAAAACGCGCAGCATTTACGCCTCCAACCAGTCAGTAAAAGTGAGGTTGCGCGGGCGTTTGCTAGGTAGGTCAGCGGTAGCGGATGCGTGTGTATTGTGTGCTTTAGATACGCCGACACGCTCAAAGTAGCGATTGCTATAAACACCCGCTAATCGGCTATAGCGCTGCTCTTTGCTTTGGCGGTCAACACTATCGGCATTGATCGTGCTATCGGAATCTCCGGCGTAATACGCCGCTAACTCAGTCAGTAGCAGGCCAGCAGCATAATCAAGCACAGCATCCATATAGCAAAGCGGCACATTGTCGGCTGTCGCGTCCTCAGTCACGGCATACGCAACTAACGCACCATCAACCACTAGCGGTCGATCATGCGCGAGCTGTCGCAATGCGGTATCGAGTGCGCGACTGTAATCATCGGGATTGATCAATACGTTATCCGTATCTCTAACCCGTGATTTAATGCCGTCAATGTACGCTGAGCGCTGCATCGTTATGCAACCACTGCTTTGTAAGCGCCGCGATAATCCAGCACGCCAGCGCCATAAATATGACGGATTTTGTACGTGATTTTATCGTTGCTGAATAAGCTACCGACCGTTGGACTATCCTGAGTAAAAATTTCAGGCTCTTGAGAGCCATCCATAAACCCAAGCTCAATCAACGGGATGTCCATTACATCGGCGGTAAAACACCAGTCGCTTGCATCTGTCCAATACCAAACGGGGATGATGTTGGGGCTAAGCGTCTGGACAAAGGTTTTGTCTAAGTTTGTGTTGCGATTAAACAGATTGACCGCGGTTTCTTCGAGGTCCGGCGGAATCCACAGGTTACGTGGGCCAATACCCAGAACATCGTTACCGCTCATATCAGTTTGCTTGAGCATAGCTAGACGAGCCGCAGCAATAGCGGCGGCGCTCAATGCGGCTGTCCCTAGATTACCGTGGTCGGCATGGAATAATGCCTTGCCATCATAGATAGCTGGATTCGTGCGCAAGAAGTCGAGGACAAATTTAGCTAGTGTGCGCTTTGCCGCACGCGCCATTTTGACCGGAACTTGTCGAATTGAGCCGACATCATCGTTTTTGATCATTTCCAGCGTGATCGACTCCGTGCCGCCCTTTTTACCGGCTGCATAGGTCGATTTTTCGTCGCCCGGGCTAGTCAATGGGTTGTATGCAGCTCCCTCTGCTACTGCAGGTAAGTCGCCATAGCCACCGAAGCGGGTGCGTTCTTGCGTGCGGAAGTCGGACAACGGTACCACCGTCACCAACTGTTGATACACATCATATTGTGACTGCTGGCGATAGTCTGCGATCATCCGGCGAGTAATGGAATTACCCAACACCTCAGCCCATGAACTAGAGTCCAGTGCCTCGCGGAACCCTGAATCACCCAGCGCCTCGCGCAATCTAGCGGGATCAGTATCACGAGTCAGGCCAGTGACTCGCTTGTCGCCCGTAATCTCAATATACGCCTCTTTAAAACTCGCTAAACGAGCGCCAGCTTTTGGCGTAAAGAAGTCATCAAGCATCGTTTGCACGCGGTCGGCGCGGTCTTCGGTTACGCGAGTGTCGTTAAAATCACCAGCCTTGACCTTTCCGCTTTCGGTGAAGCGGGCCAAGTAATCAGCTTCGGTTTTGATTGCTGTAGTGACCTCTGCTTCAGTAAAGCGCGTGGTACTCGCTTCAAACTGAGTCTTTAGCTTTTCCTTTGCTACAGCAGGTAGCGTACTTTCTGCAATCAGTGCGCGAGCTGTGGCCTTTGCTTCCCGTAAAGCTGATTGCTCCGCTGTTGCTGGATCGGGCTTAGGCGCTAATGCCTCACGATAAGCCGCCTCAAGCGCTGCATCGTCATTAATATCTAAAGTGCTTGGAATTTGCCCTTGATTGGCGGACTTGACCGCTTCAATCATGCGTTCACGTAACGCCATATCGTTGACCTCTTGTTGATTGTTATCGGTGGCAGCTTCCACCAGTCGGATAATCTGACCGCCAGCGCCTGGCTCGATAATCAGATCCACGGAATTAACTTTTGTGATTTTCAGGGCTTCGCGGAATGTTTTTTTGCTTGCCCATTTGCCGTTTGCATCAATCGAGAAACCAAACACATCGGACATACCGCGCTCGAATGCCTCTTTGAGCTTCGCCGCAGTGTCACCAGCACTTTGTAAAACGGAAAACTCGGCATTGATGCCTGCGGCCTTGCCATCTTTGGCTTCGATAAATCGAGGATTGCTCAGTCGGCCAATCAGCTTGGTAAAATCTTTACCACCGCCTTTTATGTGCTCCTCGTCGGACATCACAAAGACGCGAGCGCCATCAAATTGCGCAGCCGCTTCACGTAGCAATGCTTCGGGATAAAGGACTTTGTTTTTGCTTAATCCGACATCAATAACGCGGATTTCCCAGACTTTGCCGCTATCGTCTTTTGCTTCGAGAAAATGACCGACGCCGCGCTCGGCGTTAGTGCCGGTGTTGTCATCGGCCTCGGTAATCGCTGGTGATGTGATGCTATCTAGTGCTTGATCACTCATTTGATCACCACAATCTTTTGACCGGCGCGAGTGACCACTATCAACTTATCGTCGTAGTCTTTGTACGCGAGCACGTCCTCAGGCTTGATCTTGGCAGCTTTAGCGGCTGCGGCTAGTGCTTTATCAATGGGTTTTTTAGGGTCAGGCTTAGGCGGCTCTGGTGGCGTAGTGCTAGCATCCGCTGCTGTGGTTGCTGCGGCTTCTTCGGTGTCTTCTGGTGTGTTTTCGGACATGCTGTAACGCCTAAAAATATATATAGGCGCAAGCTAACCCCATTTTTGTACAGTGCTAAACTAAAGAGCTGTACAGAGCATTGTTGCAACACTAGTCGCTAAAAAATCTTATTCGAGCCTGCAGACCCTTTTGAAGAAGCAAGCAAACTACTCGGAACGCATGAGCCGCGCCAGTGGGTGGCTCATCTGCTAGACCCAAGAGGAAGGAATTATATGTCACTTCGCGTGGCAAAGGGTGCTACAAGGGATGAGGCTATTGATGGACTTGCCTAACGCCGCGAGTTATAACCCTAATCCCGCGTATTTGCGGGATTTGCTGAACGCTATCACAGAGCCAAGCTTGCTTAGTGACAGCAAGCGCAATAAAGGCCAAGCCGATCAACTAAAAGTGGCTGCTAGAATCGGGGTAAAGGCGCGTACCTTCACCCAATACCTCGATGAAAGCCATCCTTCTGAATGCCCCTACCCAGTGCAATTTGCGCTGGAGTGCTTAACTATTTTAAAAATCTAAATAGTCGCGGGCTTGGCAGGTGCAGTTAATGACATGCGCAGCGCCTGCCGTGGGGTCGTGTGGGTGCATCATTTTAATACCACCTACATCGAAAAACTCCAAAACACCGCGAATCTGACCATCTGCGGCTACGTGTGAGTGACGCGAGTTTTTAGGTTTGCCGTGTTTCCATTCCTTTTTAAGATTCGGCAGCTTTTCCGCAGCTTCGATGCGTGCCGTGTGGTGCGCCATCTCGCTAATCCGGCTTAACTCTGTAGTGAGGATGCGTTTAGCGCGAACCTTTCCACCAGTCTCCAGCATCCCGTCAATATTCTTTAGCACCGTTGTTCGATCCAGTGCGCCGATACTTAACAGCCCTAGTTGTGCGTTGATCTTGCCCACAATGGCGCGGGGAATATCAGTTAAGCGCTCCAGCATAAACGCTTTTAAGTTAAGAATTGGGGTAGACGATAACGCGGGCAAAGCTGCTATTTTGACGGCTGCAAGCGGTGCAAGCAGTAGCTTAGCACCGACCTCCCACGCCTTCGCCGCAGCACTTGAGCCGACTAGCCCCAGTTTTTGCCCCAGCTCGCTCATAATTTGAGTAATAAATTGCTGTAATTTTGGCAACTGGTATGCATCCCAGCTACCAGACGGCGCAAGCAAAAGCTGCTGTCTAATCGCAGCTCTGACGGCTTTGAGCAGCTTAAATACATCGAGCAACGTACTGTTTTGATGCAAGTACATGGCTTTATATGCCTTGTCCTGTGCAGCTTTAAACGCTTTGCGCTTTTGTGCAGGTGTCATGCTGCCGCGTCCATTGCTGGATCATCCGCTTGATCATTAGCCGGTTGCTCTTGATATAAATCACTTTCCGCTTGCTTGGCTTCAGCCTCAGCTAGCTCGGCTTGAGCTGCATCAAGCTCGCTTTGAGCGTCAATCTCAACACCCATGCGCGAGCTGATTGCATTGATAAATTCAAGCGCTCGAACTTTAGTGATAAGCCCCTCTTGAATAGCCGTAGCACAGAAACCAATTAAAGGCGCTAGGCTTGCTGTGTACTTGGTAATATCACTATTCACCATCTCTGGCATACGAACCGCAAATTTAAAACGATCATCACTCCAGTCGATTTCATCCAATCCCGACCGCTTGCGGATCACGAACCGAAGCATCTCCTCAAGCATGTAAGAGATATAGGTTTGACGCATTGTGAAGATTTTGAATGTAGGCTCCGGCATTTCTGCTGCGGTTGCGCGATTTACATCCCCACCACCACCTAACCAATGCTCAGGCAAGCTTGCCCCAGCGAGGATGTGATTACGTGCTAACCGCGCATACACGCTAGTATCTGAGGCATTCAGTGAGGGTGCTGAGGTTTGCCAGATTTCATTCTCGTTGTGTACGCGAATATCACCAATTCCGACCGTAGCTATTTCACCAGCCTTGGCTTTGCACTCGTCAGCCGTTGCACCTTTTAGCTCAATATCCCACACGTGCGAGAGTTGCTTGTCGATTCGGTCTTGCTCGGCAAAAAGAAAGTCGTCGTAAGCGATTAGCCAATCTGTTAAATGGAGCAGGTCAGACCGACCACGCGAGCCATTACTTAGATCGTTGACTGCAAAGTAAAAGCACTCACCATCTGTAAACCCTGCACGAATTGCCTGCGTTCGCTGTGTAAATACATCCTCAGAGCCGTTAATCACGATTTTATATTTTAAATACCGACCTTTTTTATCGCGTGTCGTAATCACCCCAATCGGCTGCTCTGGATTGTCAGGGTCGCGGATAATCTCGGCAATATTCGCGGGGTCTAAGTACCCTAGTCGCACATGACCGCTGACCTCATTGACAAACACTGGGTAACATTGCTCGCCAAATATCGCTAACTGACGCGCTTTTTTGGGCAATTTAATATCCATCAAGTTGATTGGATCAGTCCAAAACTGCGTAATCCAGCGCCGCACTTCGTCGTCATCGGCGCTCACGCTTACACCCTCCGAGAGCATGTATGCGAGTGGCAACTCGATAATGCGATTCGATAAAATGTTTCTTTCCCACAAGTGGAAGGCGAATTTCTGCATTCGATCTTGAGACATCGGTGTTAAATCCCGATTCGGATCACTGCCACCCGATAGCCTGCGCCACCCTGTTTCGTCCGAACTAACAGCGGTAGCGCCTGCGGCCTCGACTAATCGAGCATCACCCAGCGCATTAATCACAGCGCCTTTAATCTTTGTCCATAAACTCATGCTCGAATCCTCTGCCGTTTGGTCTGGTTATCTGCGGGAGCGCTGGCCCCAGCCGCTTCGATTGTCGTAAATAAAAATAGCTCTAGCGCATCGCACAGTGTATCTAGCTGATCATCAAATGCGTGGGAGTCGTTAGCTGTAAAGGCTTCGCATTCGCTAATAAAATCATTCACCCAGCCCGCTTGAGCGGGTAGATAAACGGAGCCACCGGAGATAGCGGGGATAACTCCATTCACACGGGTAAATTTGTCGATATTGCGCTGCACTGGCTTGATCGTGTGGCCTAATTCGCGCTGCAAGTGCTGAATAAGACTTGTACCGCTTGCCTTGTCCTCGATATAAAACTCAGACGCCCCTAGCAGCTCGCCAGCCTTGCGCTTGTGCTTAGCCCAAAAGTCAATGGCTGTCTGTATGAGCTCAGGCGACTCCCATTTTCCGCGCTTTAAATCCAGTACATAAACCTTGTTATCTGCGGTTACACCGGCACACGTAAACACGCTGTAATCATTAGCGGTTTTAACCTTGTTTGCGGTGTCTGCAGTGATAATGATTTTTCGCAGTACGGGCAACTGCTCATAACGCTGGAACCACTGCCCTTTGATGATATTTCCGCCCAATTTTTTCGGGTTTTGCTGATACAAAGCACCCCACGAATAATCGGACATTGACCGCTTGAGCTTGTGCAAAGACTCCAACGGCCAGCGATTCGGATCTAATGCTTCGCCCGCCCTACGGTTTGGCTCATCATTCACAGCGATAGCGGGAAACCTTAACACCTGCCATGCCTCCGGCTCGCGCTTGAGCAAAGCCCCTGCAAGATCGTCCTCATTCCAGCGCGTCATCGCCAATAAAATCCCGCCACCTGGGGCGATGCGAGTCATAAAAGTGGTTTCGTACCACTCCAAAACACTTTGGCGCACTGTCAAGGAGTTGGCTTCTTTTGCGTCTTTAACAGGGTCGTCAATAATGCCAATTTCCCCACCCATGCCAGTAATCCCACCACCCACGCCAGCAGAGCGATAAACCCCTCCTTTACCCACAATTTCAAATATCTCAGAGTTCCGCAATGCACCAGCAGCAACTGAAATATTTCTTCCATTAAGCTGTGTTTCAGGGAATATTTCTCGATACTGATCACTGTCTATAATTCTTTGAACATCTCGATTCATTCGACTCGATAAATCAGCAGAATAAG